CGGATTAATTCACTTGTTTCGTCCACGCCGGGCACCGTCCCGCCGGGCGAGTCCACATCGAGGCGAATCGTCTTGATGGCCGGATCGGCCATGGCCAAACGAACCTGGGCGGCGATGGTCTCGTAGCTGGTCCCCTCGATACCCCACCACGTGAAGGCAGCAGGGATCTTGCGCATCAGGATACCTTTGATCGGGATGACAGCCGTGACCCCCTCTTTCATCAATGAGGCGGGCTTGTCGGCGATCTCCAGACCGGCCGGCGGCGCTGTCGTCTGGGCGCTGATGCAATCGAACAATCCTTCGAGGGCGTGCGCCTCCATTGCCCAAATCTGCGATTTGAGATCCGCCAGGATTGTCTGGATATTGGCGCCGACTGCCGGCGGCGCGGCACTGCCTTCTTTCTTGCCGCCCGTGGCCGGCTCGAAGGAAATATATTTGACATTGTTTTCCTTGAGCCATTTGCGGGCTTCGTCCGCCGTCCAGTTCTTCGTCGGGAAACGAAGGGCCTGCGGAATAGGCGAATCGGCGGGCTTGTCACGGCCTTTGAGCTTGCCCCAGATCACCGCCGCCGTCGCAGGGACCTTGATCCGACCGTAGATTGTGCCGTCGTCGGCGCGGCGAAAGGTCTCTGGGTTGAAACGGCTGGGATCTTGAAGCCTGGCGGAATGTTCGTTAGGATAAGGCATTATTCCTCGGCCTCCTTTTCTTGATTTTCGTCGGATTGGTCCGACTTCGCCGGCGCGGCCACCGAAGGTTTCAAACCGGCAAAATGTTGCCAGGGAACGAGCACGCCCGTCTCTTTCTCGATCCGCTGGACCCGCTCAATGGCGCTCTTGATCTCGGATTCCCGCTGCTCCAGGACTTCATCGGGATCGAGCTTGAGGGATTTGCAGGTCTGGCTGTGCGTTGTAAAGCCGCGCTCGACCTTCTCAGCGTAGGCCTGGACTTCTTTGAGTTGGTCGATCCAGGGGAAAGTCGGCATGATCCAGTTGGCCGCAAACTTATTATTTTTTCCGATTGAGCTTTCCTGGCTCTGCCAGGCTGAGAGCTTCCAATCCAGGAGCGGCTGATAGAAAAAGTCACGCAACTTATATTGCCAGAAAAGGAAGTTCTCAAACGCCTGCTCCAAGACCGCCCGCGACTGGCTGTAATTGCTCTTGGTCCAATCGAGCAGAACAAGCTCCAAGGGGCAGCCGATGGGCAGGCCTAAGAGCCGCAGGAACATCCGCAGGGACTCGGAAAAATTCATGCCGGGAATATTGCGCTCGATGCCGGCCACTCCCTCGCCCTGCTTGCCGTGAAAGATCAGGGCGTAATCGAGCTCCGTCAAGCGCGTCGCAAGGTCCCCTTCCAAATCCTCGGTTGTTTTATTCGGGTCTTCCTTTGATTCCGTGTAAGCCTGCTCGGGTCCCTGCTCGCGAGTGATCGCCACGGCCATTCGTGAAAGGAGTTGCCAGGCGATGGCCTCGCTGTCGCAGACGTCGTTAATGCGATGCAGCATGGCGAAGGAGCTCTGGCAGGCGGGCACGCCGCGAACGCTGCTGGGCCGTTCGGGATTCGTCAAAAAAAGAATGTTCTCCGCCGCGATGAGCTGGGCCTTCGTTTTATCAATGCCGTGCGTGCCCCAGGGGCACAATGAAAATTCCACCGGACGGCCGAAGTCGTCTTTTTTGATCCCATTGGGAATTTTCTTGGTCTGAGTCGAATCGATCTGCTCGGCCTCGAAAAGCTGGAGGATGCCTTTATCGGTTTTCAAGTTGGCGATGTCACCGGCTACGAGAAGCTCGCGGCATTCCATCCGCGAGACCTCCGCCCCGGAAAGCAGATTGCGAATCTCCGGCTTGGCGAACCAACTCCGCCAAAGTCCCTCAACCTTCTTGATCGTCCCTTCGGCCGCCCCGGTCAGTTGCAGCTCGAAGCCGTTTCCGACGATATAGCTGACCATTCGTTCGATCATGCCCTTATAGATCGCGTTATTGCGCATGAAGTCCCGTGACTGATTGACGAGCTTGATGCGGTCCCGCTCATCGTGCGTCTCGCCGGCGTAGGCCGAATAGCTGCGGCCCTCGGAGGCGGCGATGCGGGCGCTGCGATAGCCGAGAGCGCCATAAACCCGGCGAAGGCCATCGACGGTGATCGGTTCGAAAGTCGTTCTATGCTGGGGAGCGCGGACCGTCATGTCAACATCCCTCCCCGCGTAAAGGAGCAGCGATTGACGTTGGCCCCGGCGTGCGCGATAAACTCTTCTAGGCATTTCTTTTCGTCGGCTAAGGCGTCGAAGTTGATCGTGCGGTTATTGGTGGCGATGATGCGGGGCCGATTGACTAAGATCCAACGGACGGCGGCCAAGGCCAGGGCGGCCTTGGTCGCGTCCCCGTCCCAGTCGAGGTTATCGTTGTACTGGGCGAGAGCGTCATCGAGCGTCGAGGTACTGTCCAGCGCCATAAAACATCGTCGGCGGCGGACATAAGAAAAGCTGTCGGCAGATCCTGTCCGCCGCCGACAGCTTTCCAATTATTCAATTGTCTTGTGAATCTCAGAGCTTATTTCGTCGCTTTTTTACATCCAAAACAAGCACTTTCCAGCGTTTTTTGTGCACCAAACGAAAATTCTTTACAATGTTGTAAAGAATTTTGCTCAAACCCAGCCTTTGGCCCCCGAAACGTCCGCCGCTGGACTCATTTTGGCGGCATGGACCGTCGCGATGTGCTTGAGCGAGCTGACGATATCACCGGGCGGATAGGCACACTGGAAGAGGTAATGCTGCAAATCGCCCGGGACGCCCGGTTTGACGAGCTGGCAGTGCACCGTCACCAGAAAATGCTCCGTCTGCATCGCTTCCGTCAATTTGTCCCTGAGCTCGGGATAGCTTTTGAGCATTTGATCCAAGGTTAAGCGCCCGGACGCGAGCGGTGCCTTTTTGAGCTGCGCCTTTCTCTCTTCCTCGTTTAATTCTGTTTCGAGGCGATGAATCAATTCAATGGCATCAGGTTCCGTTCCCGGTAACGGGTGGCCATGCTCATCCAGGAATTTCTGTTTGAGCCAGGCCAGGTCCCTGTGGATCTGGCGTTCCGGCACCAATTTCTGTCCCAGTTTTTTTGTTTCCTTGCTCATTGGCTTTGTCCTTTCGTTCTTTTGATTTGGTTATTTTTACGGGCATCCCCATCACCGTGTAGCGGTGGTGGCAGATGGGCGCCTGACAGACGCGGTACTGGATCCGGCCCTGCGTCGAGACGGCCCGCGTTTGCGTGCCTCGGCAGCGCGGGCATAAACTGACGGTCGGAAAACTGTAGCGTTCCTTCGTACTCATAATGATCTCCTATATTGATTCTTCAAAGTCTTCTGAAATAAAATTCTTTCGCCGTTCGAGTGAATCGAGAAACTGCAACATGGTGACATTATTAAAATTCGGATGATTCCACGGCGCCGGCACGAGGATCGCACTGCCGCCTGCGGCTTTGAATTCCGTGACATTGCGGGGCTTGTCGTCGAACAGGATGGCATCGCTCGAAGCGCAGGAGCGTTTGTCCATCGCTAAGATCAGCCGCATAAAATATTGCGGCAGCTCCCGGCGGACCCATTCGATCTTGCCGCGAGGGCCATCCGTCGAATACGAGGGAAATGACAGCAGCCAGATATTCTCGAAGCCGAAAAGCCTCTCCAGAAGATATAGGAAAATCTCACCATCCGGCATCCAGGGCAGGTTCGCCCAGAAATCCTTGTCGAGATCGGCGTCGATTATCTGGGGATCATCGCATCTGACGGCCGTCGGAAACTGCTCTTCGTTGAATTGTTCCAGCGGGATCGAGAGATTATACCGCCTGTTGTAAGCCGCCGGAAAGTCCGTCAGCACACCATCGATGTCGCAAAATACCTTCATCTTCGTATCCCTTCATGGTCTTCGTGGTTAATATTTGGTCCTGATCGGTCTTCGACCCACCGGCCGGCCGGGCGGCGGCACCGTTATCTTGGCCTCTGCCGCGGGGTCCGGCAGGGACCAGAGACCCCGGATCTCGGCGGCGGCTCTCGCATAGACGTGACAATCCCACAGGTGGTTCGCCCGGCCGGGTTTCGGCTTCCAGCCCACCCAGACGATCCGCTCGCCGCGGCGGTCGATCTCTTTAGTCTCGCTGGTCAGATGCTCCAAGACCCAATATTCAGTTTCGCGGTGCAGATGTCCGTAGCCTGGCCCCGCCGCCACGGCTTCGAAGTAGCCGCGAAAGAGGGCGTCCTTGTACATCGTGACATTCAGCGCATAGAGTTTGAGCCGCCCGCCGGCGGCGGCGCCGACCCGCCAGGGCTGCTTGCTCAGGCGGTCATCGCCCATCACGGGGATCACCGGCAGCATCCCGGCGTAGTGGCAGCAGAAGGCGTCGACCGTCTCGCTGTTGTATTGACGATCGATGGCGGCCATCGCGATCCGCATGACCCGGCTCGTATCCTCCAAGAGCTCGAAGCGCATGGCCAAATAAGGTTCCAACTTCTGCAGATTCTCCAGACGGTCCGTCGGACCGGTCTCGATCCGCTCTTCGAAAAGGCTCCACCACTGGCCGAGGTACCCCCAGCCCAAGACGGCGATGTAGCAGTGATCGAGTTGCACGTCGATGCCGGCGGTGGCCATCTGAACGCCGGGCGGGACCTTGGCCTTCGGATAGGAGCCGACGTGGCGGCTGAGCACGTCAATCTCCGTGACGGCCTTTTTCTCCTGCCAGGGCAGGGCGAGCTGGCTGTTCCAGAAATCCTTGAACGGTTGAATATTGCCGGCGTCGCGGGCCTTGACGGCCGTCACGAAGTCTTTGACCAGCGAACCGATGGATTCGACCATCGGATGAAGCATCAGGGCATGGACGTGAATCGAACGGTAGGAGGTTGGGTGAACTTCTCCGGCGAGCTGACCATCTTTATCTAGCGAGCATTCGGCGGGCACCCATTTGCCGGCGCAGACGGCGAGCCAGCGATCGTCATCGGTCCAGCGAGCCCGGCAGCCGGGACATTCGTAGTAACAGTACTGGCCGCGCTCATAGACGCCCGGGGCATGCCAGTCGCCCCGCTGCGTTTTTTCGATGACGACGTTGTACTGGTTCTCGCCCCGGAACCAGTTGAGTGGATGCCACCGGCCGCAATGCACGCAGGGCACCCACCACTCGCATCGGTCGCCCCGACTCCAGTTCTCATCGAACATATCGCCCTGCGTCACGGGCGTCGAAGTCGCCAGGAGTTTCGAACGGCCTTTGAACCACCGCTGGCGCTTGCGCATCAGAGAGATCGGATCGGCCTCTTCCCCGACGAAGGGCGGGAACTTGCCGACTTCATCAGGCAGGACGTAGCAGACGGGCTTATCGGCCAGGGCCTGGGCCGTCGTAGGCCAGCCGATGTAGAGGTTCATGTGGTCCATCACCGTCTGCTTGCCGATGAAGATGTTGCGATCGCGACCCCGCACGTGGCGCAGCAGGTCCTCATTGGCGCGGAACATCGGGCGGATCCTCGCCTCGACGCGGTTCTGCACGTCGGGTTTCGTCGGCATGATCAATAGCGTCGGCCCGGGCGCCACGTCCGTGATATAGCCGACGAAGCCGGTTGAGAACGTGGTCTTGCCCGATTGTGAGCAGCAGGAGGCCCAGATCTCCCGTGTGGTCGAATCCGAAAGCCACTCCGCCGGCTCCACGAAGTACGGCGTGTACTCGCGGCTCCACGGACCCTCAATGGCCGCCGTGCCACCCTCGAGGATGTAATTAGTCTCTAACCACTCGATCAGCGGCGGCCGCTGGCGCGGGCGAAGGATGTCCAGCTCCTCATCCTGCAAAGGCAGAACGCGAAGCCTGCGAATTTCTGATTTCTGATTTATGATTTGAATCATCGCTTAATTATTTACGAACATACTCCCCACACCATTCTGTCTGCCAAGTTTCAGGATATGTATCTCTCCCTTCCGCAAAAACCTGTGGTGGATATCTTCGACAATGACCTCTAAGGCGTTTGCGACCCAATCGTCGCCAAAACTGACATGAACTACATTTGTTTTTAAAAGTTTTTTTCATCATCAGCGTTCATCCGCGTTCATCTGCGGTTGCTTTTCTGTATCCTGTACCCTGTCTTCTGTGTTCTCTTTGTCCGTCTTTTTGACCATCAGATCGAGAAACTCATTAAGCTTGACCTCGGCCTCAGGCGGTACGTCCGCGAACTCCGGCAGCTTTTCGCACCAGGCCCGCTGGATGTCCTCGAAGAAGCGGCCCAGGGCGTCCTCGATCCGCTCGACGGTCTGGCCGTGGACCATCATGGCGAGCTCCCTTCGCTTGTAGCGGAAGGCCCCGACGATCCGCTGCCAGCGGACGGCCAGGCCGCCGATGACCTCCTCGATATCGCGCAGCCGCCCGCGGCGCTCGGCCAGGTCGATGGCCTTCTCTTCGGCCTTCAGGTCCCTGAGCTTGTCGGCCGGCAGGATCCTGCCGCCCTGCTTGCGGCTGCAGAAATCGCCGTGCCAGCGGATCATTTCGGCGAGGTTATATGTGCCA